GTAGCAGCACCATTTAAGTTTTTTGATATACCACACCCCAGTAAAGAGTTCCCACATAGATTGAGGTATTCTTGTTTAGAAGGACCAGAGATAGGTGTATATGTAAGAGGAGTATTAAAAGCTACAAACGAGATAGAATTGCCATACTATTGGACTGATCTTGTAGATGATGAGACCATAACAGTTCAACTAACACCTATTGGAAAACATCAAAACTTATGTTATAATATTGCCAGAATGAAAGATAAAACAGTTATAATAGTGAATCCTCACGACTTTTATCCACATACAATTCATTGTAGTTACACAGTATATGCTGAACGTAAAGACGTTAAAAAACTTGTGACAGAATATGAGGGAGCAGTAGAATGACAGTAGACCCACAAGAAATAGGTAAGAGACTCAGAGAGCAAAGAGAAACTACAAAAAATGAAACCAGTTCTCTTGCAGAACAGTTGGCACTAACTGACGTAAAGATTGATGAATATGATGAATTAATTAATAAAATCGACCAAAAAATACCACCATTGGTTGACCCTATCAATCAAAAGATTAGAGTTGTTCAACAGGCATATCTTGATAGAATATCTCATGGGTGTAGAAGTGATTTAATTTGGACACAGGTAGCAACTAATGATTATCACTATTACAATGATGATGATGGACCAACTGTAACTTATGAAGTTACGAAAGATCCCAACACATTTAGATTTTTGGGATTCTATGGACCTAAGTTCTACAAGTATCCTAAAAACATGGACTACTCAGCGAATGTTGTAGAAACTATTGACAAGGCTGACGCTAATGTTGGTAGTAATGCTTTGATACTACTTGACGATGATGCAGAAACGTTAGCTGGATTTACCACAGGTATATTATCTGGTATTAAGACAGGAGACTTCATAACAGATAGTCTTGACGAACCGAGAATATATTTAGCAGGAGCTGGAACATCTGTTACTGGTTTCGGATTGACTGACTACGCTGCATACAATTATCGTGTGACTGGATTCTGCACAACAGGAGACAACAAACTTTACGGTGATCAGAAAATAGGAGTCATCACCTCATTTAGTGTAGGTGACGAAGTTTATGCCTCTCCATTGAAAGCTGGTCTAGGTATAGTTGCAGCTGGAACTACAATCACAGGATTTGGAACCGCTGTTGGTATTACAAGTGTATATGACAGTGTGACAGGAGTAACCACAGCAGTGGAAGTAGTATATGATTTTGCCACTCTAAGTAACGTAGTTACCAATTCTATTGACCCACAGATAGGCACTTCATTCTATGTTGGTGTAGTATCATCATATTACTTTGCAGAACTCAGTGCCCAACCATCTGCCCCAGGCATCCAAAGTTCATTTATAGTTGTAAGGCCTGGAGATTTGGAAGACATAGAATTTGAGTCTACTAAAAATCCGATAGACCCAGTAGAGATAGGTATAGCAAGAGGTGCTAACATAGGTAAAGGACATAGGTTAGAACTTACAAACAACGGAGATCCAGATATAATTGCTAAGTGGAGAGAAGTATTACAGAGACCAGAGCCTGCTGTAGGTGCTGGTAGAGTAGAATATTATGAGGGCACATTTAATTGGCCTACTGTATCAATATTTGATGAGGACGGAGATGCTACTACTACACACGCATCTTTAGGACAGAGACTTGTAATAAGTGGTATTGGATCTCTAACTGCTGCAATAGGATACACAGGAAACCCTCCAGGCGGAAATATCCCAGGCGATTGTGGTGCATACGACACTGCGATTGTAGATGCAGAGAACGAAATGAATAATATTATTCAAGAAAATGTACCTAGAATCAACCACTATATAAATGGAGCAGACGCATTGCGTAGTCTGAGAAATGATGACGAAACTATTGCATGGGGATTCTTGCAAGCAGTAGGATTTAATAATGCTAAAGCAAGTAAACAATTAAAACAAGCAGAAGCAGTAGAGGACTTTGATTGGGACGACATTCTAAACTCAAATTAACATGCCTTTTTATCCATACTGGTCAGTATATGACGGACTAGGACAAAAATATTGTGATTGTAGTCACGAAAAATATGCCATCACCACTCTACAATTACATGAGGGTGAGGGATTTACTTACAGAAGAGTAGATGCACCTAAACCATTGCCACCTGAGATCATTGATATAGATGCACAGACAGATCAAGAATTGCCTGGGCAACGAGGATTATCTTCCGCAACAGAAAGATTACACGATGATATGAGACAGGCAATCATAGATGCCGCCGTAAACGGTTATGACAAAGTATTAGAACAAAGTGAGTTAAAGAAATTAGATGATTTACATTGATGGAAATAGAGAGTTTCTAGATTGGTCAAAGTATGATCTATCTAAAGATGAAATCTATGTTATAGACAACTTATTCCCAGGCTGGTTCATTCATCATGTACATGACATGGTGATGACTGGATATAATTGGTTCTGGGGTCATACCAGTGGGTATGCTGAAGATGGTAGAGATGTAGGTGCAGACCCTACATGGGATGAAGCACCAGCTTTAAAACAACAGATATTCCCGCCAGAAAGAAGTGACATTGCACAGGACAGTGCTTTTAGAATGATCTACAGTGCAGTTATGCACACTCTCCCATTCAAGGTAGAACTTGGAGAGATAATGATAAATGGACAACAGTGGATACATAATACAACGCCTCATCAAGATTGTACATGTGACAACGGACTCAGTTTCTGTTACTATGTCAATAAACATTGGGCACCAGAGTGGGGAGGACAAATAAAGTATAAATTAAATGATGAGTGGCAAGGTGTAGACCCTGCCCCAGGCAGAATTGTATTCTTTAAGGGAAACATTTGGCATCATGGTATGCCACCAAATGAAGTATATCGTGGACTCAGAGCGAGTCTGGTGTACAAAACAATGAGAACTGATCCTCTACCTTCAAAATGAAAAAAGAAATCTTTAGTATCCCTATCTTTGAAGATACGGTTGAACTTAGTAAATTTGAAGATATCCCCTTTGCTCCACTAGAACCAACGTGGGATTCGGGAGTTCCTTCTAGTTTTGGAACTCAAAAACCAGAAGAGGTTCCAACAACGGTGTGGCAATATTTGTCAGAGGTTGTTGAGAGAAACCTATACCCAGCTCAATTGATGGGGAAGGACGCTAGGTTTGGACATATATGGAAGAATGTTTATCAAAAACATGACTATCAAGATGCTCACATACACCCTCATAGTCAGTGGAGTTTTGTGATCTATGTTGATGTGACTTCAAGAACATCTTTCTTTAATCCTTCAATCCATAACATTCAGAATCATTTTGGTTGCACTTTACCTCAGTTTGCGTTAGACTATAAGCCGCAGTTAGGACCTGGAAGTATGATTATATTTCCATCATTCTTAATGCACATGGTAAACTCAGGCAATGAGGGAACTACAATATCTGGAAACATTTACATGGACTACTCATGACTGAAAACAATCGAATGACAAGAGAAGAATATCTCAAGAGATGTGAGGAAGTAGAAGATACTGCCTACGCAGAACAGGGACACCCTCAGTCATTTGGAAATAACTTACTTCTCCAAAACATTGATGCCTTTGGAAAAGAGATTGCAAAAATATCTCATTCAGTAAGGGCACTGGAGAGATCGGCTAATGATGCAGAACTCAGGATTATTGGCCTTGAAAAAGAAATTGAATTACTAACTAGGGAGGTTGAAATTGGTAAAACGCACACTCACGATTCAAAAGAAGAACCCACAACATAATCAAATCTGGGAATGGGAAGAAACTCCAGAGTTAGCGGCATATATTGCCAAACAAACTGGTAGTAAGGTGCTAAAAGATGGTCCTAAAGTACCCGAATCTTAAAGATCATATATTTGAATATGATTTGCTATCTCATCAGGAATGTGATGAGATAGTTTCTCATTTGGATTCTCGCCAATGGGGAGATTTCATGTGGTATCAAGATCATGAACAGGTTGATCTTGACAAAGATTCAAAGATGCAATCAACTGTAGATTGCCCAGAGGCTACATCTATAATACAACCACATGTAAATGAGGAGTTGCATTATGCCTTCCATGAAAAATATAATTATTATAGTGTTGGGTCTGGTGGCGGTGGTTCATTTTGGGAAGCCAGTTCGGGTATAAAATTCAACAAGTATAATGTTGGCGATTATCTTAGTCCTCACTACGATCATATTCGTGACTTCTTTCAAGGACAGTTCAGAGGCATACCTGTCACAAGTGTAGTAGGTGTGTTGAATGATGACTTTGAAGGTGGTGATTTTGTATTTTGGGAAGAACATACTGTCACTATAAAGAAGGGAGGTGTGTTAGTATTCCCAGCACTGTATTTGTTTCCACATGAAGTAACTCCAGTTACAAAAGGATCTAGATATTCTTGGATACAATGGATTGTATAGTCCTGATGTATGACTCAAAAAGACATGTAGGTGGTGCCACCGATATTTTGGACAGGGGTTCGACTCCCCTCACCTCCATACGAGGGGGTGCAATGGTTTCGACAGGGTACAAGGAGCATGACTGAAAACCTGCTCGGAGAGCAAACACAGATGCTAAAGACATCGACACCGCTGCGAACAACATCGTAGCATTCTCTCGTGTTCTCACAAGAGAATTTGCCCGCACTAGCGAA